AAGGGGTTTTTGTGAGTACCGGAAGAGTAGGCGAACTGGTCGAAGCGACTATACCTTCTCAGATGGACTCATATCTCGCGTCGATAGCACGGCAATCTAAGGTAGGGTTAACATTTCCCCAAGTGTTATCCCGCGTTCCTGATAATAGAGATGGAGCTGCGATACTCCAAGAATATCACGTACGAGGAGAGCCGACCAGACTGACGACCGTATTTCCCACGGCGGTTTACGTTCGCAGCTATCAGTTTGATGTAAAGAATTATGATCCGGAGGTGAAGCAATCGATGCAAGCGTTTATGAGGCCTATCGTGGATGGTGCATTTGTACCAGACATGACGCCGGGGAACGTGAAGGCAGCGGTTGCTGGGAGGATAGAGGCAGGCAGGACAACAACAACGTTGACGCCATTCATCTTGGGATTGATTGAGGAGTTCGTAACATTGTTTTATAATGGAGCTGAGCATACTCTCGTCCCGGTTGATATGGCTGCTGTCTGGGATAAAATGGACAGACCAGCTCAGAGGAGAATTATCATGGAGGCGGAGTACCGCGATAGCATGGAGTATAATAAGATGCACGTGAAGCGTGAGTCATATCAGAAATGTTCATGGCCACGTCTTATCTCGACCATTGATGGTCCTGATAAGGTAGAGTATGCTATGTTTATGCTCGCTTTTGCGGAGATGATGAAGGCGCAGTTGTGGTACGCTTTCGGGAAACCACCATGTGAAATTGCTCAACGTGTGACTGATGTGTTGGCCGATGCTGAGAATGGTGCCAACACTGATTTCACTGCGTTTGGAGAGTCCATTTCTGAGATTTTGAGATATCTACAGAAACGTATGTTTGTGCGCGGGTTCAGACGTGAGTATACTGAGAAGTTGCTTGATCTGATGCGCAGGCATGTGAATATCCCGGCCTCCGTTAATCTGAACGGAGTTAAGATTTCTATTGTGACGTTTTTGGGATTGTTGTCTGGTGGATGTGATACTTCTGTCGTCGGTTCAATGTGCAATGCGTTCACCGCCTATACCCATTTCCGTATGACGAGATCTTCGACTGGTGCTTTTTATAGTCCAGATGAAGCATGGAGTCGTCTGGGAATTTATGGTGGTGATGATGGTGTGACAGGTAACATAGCGAAGGAGAAATACATTCATGCGGCTAAGATGTTGGGCTTGAATTTGAAACTGGACCTCATCAAGAGGGGCCAACCCGGAATAATGTTTTTATCCAGGTATTATGGCCCTGAGGTGTGGTTCGGAGATACAAACTCATGCAGTGATATTAAGCGTGCGCTGTCTAAGTTTCATGTAACGGTGGCGATGCCAAGAAACGTGAGTCCTGAAATTAAATTAATTGAGAAGGCGTATGCTTATTACTTGACGGATAAGTGTACACCAGTTCTTGGGGATTTTTGTGTTGCTGCTGTAGCACATGCCCCGCGTGATCACGTGTTCAAGAACATTTGTGGAATATGGAATGCTAGATTCGCTGATGATGTACAATATCCTAACCAGTATGCGGATTGGATGTTGGACTATGCTGAACAGTCATTACCAGGTTTTAAGTTTGATGTTTTTGAAACATGGCGTTTGGAGGCTAAGTCATTACATGACCTGTTGTCACCCCCCTATCTCATGGAAAGGGTTCAACCCACGACGAAACTGGAGGTCGTTGTGGATGGTGACATCTTACCTACCCCTGAGTTGCCCGTCATCATGGAGTTAGATGATGGGACGCCACAAACAACGTCGGTCCCCGCGGAGAGGATGAAGAAGAAGTCCATGAGTGATACAAGCTCTACGACCTCATCTTCTAATCGGAGCAATGATAGACGTTCTAAAAGGCGCTCTGCGAGCAAGGCCGCGCCCTCGGTGAAAAATACGTAATCGAGGCCGGTGACAGTCTGATTGGAAGATTCCGGACTTTAAACTTGTCAGTTCCCGC